GGTTTCGGTTTCGGTTTCGGTGCGTCTAGCAGAACGTCTAGCACCCGCGGGCCGACCGCTATTGTTGTCCCTGGCCCAGCGCCGTTTCCTGGCTCGTTCCGCCTGTTTGCTGGCCTCCACTCGGTACCACTCCAAATTCACCACGCGCCAGCCGTTCGGAACCCGCTCGATGCGCCTCCCGTCAGCGTTGCGGTCTCTGCTGGTATCCTTCGACTGTGGGTCCGGGCTCTCGAGCGCGGCCAGATGCCGAAGCGTGTCCGTGAGCGGAAGGTCTGCTAGACGACGAATGCCGTCTGCGCTGGCGGATACGAATCCCTCCGGGTCGGCCTCTGCGCACAGGGTCAAAAAAACCTTGATGCAGTCACCGCTCTGAGACCACAGAGACGACCTCACGACGGAGGTGAACAGCGGGATGTAAGGTTCCCTCATCGGGCGCCAGCCTCTTGAGCGATCGACTCGTGCTCTGGCCAACCTGACAACGCGATCGCCAGCGCTGCAGACGGCGCGTAGAGCTGCCGCTGGGTGCCGCTCGGCAGATGCAACACGAACCAGAGCTTCACACGCCCTCCCCAGGCTTCTCGGCGAGCTGGCGCGCGCAGCGACGAATCGCGTAGCGGATCGCTCGCGCATAACGTCCGCGCTCGTCGGTGTCGGCGAGCTCCAGGTCGCCTTCGAGATGTCTCGTGATCGCGCAGAGCTCTGCTGCGATCCGCTGCGGCAAACGCAGGTGAACGGATACGTATTTGGTCTTCATGTTTTCCCCGGATGTCACGACTGGACCTCCTCGGACTCGGATGAGCACTCAGACTCGCGTATGAGCTGAGCCAGTTCGAGCGCGCGCCGCTCCCAATGTTTGGAGCCGTCCAGCACCGCCAACGCGAGGCGCCCGGACTTGTGCGCCGCCAACGTCTGACGAGCGAAGGCGACGAGCTCAGCGCGCTCCACCTGCTCGCCCGCGCAGGCGCGTCTGAGGAGCTCCGTCGCAACAGACGATGCCGGTGAGCCGCAACCATGTTTAACCGCGTCCGTAGCTTGAGGTGCTAGCGGTTTCACAACCGTGGAGGTTCGAGTCCTCTCCTTCGCACAGCCCTCTTCAGGGCATTTCGTGAGCCCCACTATCCGCACGCTGGTAGTGGGGTCGCTGCCCTCTGCGAGAGCGCGCTCGGCGGCTCGGAACCCAGTATGCACATAGAGGGACGTCGTCGTCAGCTGCTTATGCCCCAGCATGTGCGCCGCGCCCACGAGATTCCGTTCCGCCAGTTCCGTGGCGCGCGCATGGCGCAGGTCGTAGGCGCAGAAGGTCCTCGCCTTGTCGGCTGCCAGCTTGGCGCGCTTCGCCGCCGCCTCGAGTTGGTCCCGGTAGTCGTGCTTGCCGAAGATGACCCCTTGCTCCGGGACCACGGAGTCGAGCGCCTCGCGAGCCGCTGGCGTCAGAGGCACTTCGCGGGCAAAGGCCGCCTTGTCGATGTCGGCGCTGATGCGGAGCCGGTCGCTCCCGCGCGAGTAATGCTCCGGCACAGAGAGCGCGTCCAGTGTGGCCGGCCTCAGGCTCGTCTCATAGGCCACGATGAATCGCGACCGGACCGGGAACGGCGCGCGCTCCCCGCGCGGTGTCGACCAGAGCGGCAGAGCGCTGATCAGCCGAGCGCATTCCTCAGGGGTGAGCGGGGTCGCTGTCCCGCGGCGGCGCACCTCGTAGGGAGTGCCAGCGGCGCGGCGCGGCAGGTCTGGAATCAAGAAGGCGCTCTCGTCGAGGTAGCCGCTCTCACGGCACCAGGCGAGGAAGCTGCGCAGCGTGGAACGCTCCTTCATGAGCGTGGAGCGCTTCACGACCTTGAGGCGACGGCTGCAGTACTCGCGGACCCGCGCCTTGTTGAGCCCCGTGAGGGAGCCGAACCACGGGAGGAGATGCGTCTCCCAATGCAGTCGATAGAGCGTCTGGGTACGGCCCCGCACCTGTCCGTCCAGATCGCCCAGCCATCGCTGAATCAAGTCCTCGAGCAAGAAGTCCCCTGCACTCCACGTCATTTTGACTTACGCCTCCTCCCACCCGAGAGCGCTCGTAGCGCGAATCTCCGGTCGAGGTCAGACCAAATAACTGGTTCACCACGTCGGTATTGCTCGACGGCCGAATCAATGTCCGCGGCAGAAAGCCGGGTGATTCGCACAAGCAATCCGCGGACTTGCTGCTCCGTGAGTGCGAGCATTGCGGCACTTTGCGCCATCGAAACGATTGTAGCTATTAGACTTGAACTGGCTACAAAAAAGACACACAGGCGCCAACGTTTGGTGCGCCGGTGTAGGCTGCGCATTGCGGCGCAGAGAACAACCTGATAACGACTAGGACATGAAGATCATGGGCTATCGACTACCCGGCGGAGCCAAGACCACGGTCTTCTTGAATTTAAAGACCACGGCCGAGGGCGCCGAGCGCATTAACGGTCTCGCCTACTACCTGGACGTCCCCTATTCGCAGCTGCTGCGCGACCTGGCCGAAGAGGAGCGGCAGCGGCTCTACGATGAGGGCAAGCGGCCTCCGCTCCGACCGCCAGCGGATGACCCTGGCGGTCGTACCAGGCCGCGCAAACAGCCTGCCGGGTACGACGTCCCGCTGAACTTCAAAGCCTCGGCGGAAGTGGCCGACCGGATCCGTGGGCTAGCCTATTACCTCGGCATCCCCTACGGGCAGATGCTCCGCGACCTGGCAGAGAAGAAGCGCGCCGAGCTCTATGCGGCCGGCAAGCGCCCTCCGTTGCGGCCGCCGCAGTCGACTGACGAGGAGTAGCCGTCGCGTTTAGGTTCTCCCGGGCCGGCGCGCCCATCGCCTGGGCTGGTCAGATTTGACGTCGTCTAGTTTGACAGATAACAACTTCGGTGTCATCTGTGGGGGATGCCTACCATGCGCGCCCTGGCGGCGGTGTCAGCGATCGCTCTCTGCGGGTGCTCGGCGGCCGGCAGTGGGTCCCAGCCCATAGAACTCGCCGCGCCAGCCGTGGCTACGCCGGAAAGCCCCGGCGCTGAGCAGCCCCCGCCGCGCCCCAGCCCCAATGGGCCCGTGTTCCTGTCCGCGTTGCACGTCTCCCCAGACGAGGCACTCGAGCCATTCATGCAGTCCGTCACGGACCGCTACTCCCGTCTCGGGTTCAACGTCGCGGTGTCCGACGACGGCATTCCGATGTTCCTGAGCTCAGCCCTGCCCGAGGGATCGCAGGCGCGCGCCTACTACGAGCGCTGGTGTTTCGCGGAAGGTTGCTCGCCGGAGAGCACGTACGTGAAGGTCAGCCCCGCGTTGCTCGAGCGGCCAGAGGCATTCATCATCAACTCCCTGCTGCACGAGCTCGGTCACATCATCTCGGGCTGGGGCGGCTGCGCGGAGCACCTGCCGATGGCCGACGGGATGCACCTGGCGCGGGGCAACCTGATCTCGAACGGGAACGAGGATTATGCAGACCTCGACTTCACCGAGGATGACCTGCGGCTACTCGTATCGTGTCTGGAGACGGAGTGATACGTCAGGTTTGACGTCGTCTCGTTAGACTTCTGGGTCACTGCCTGCGCTCGACAGCAAACCACCTCTCCTCTTGTGAAAGGCGAGTCGTGCGCGGACAGAGGCCAAGAGGCCTCGGAAAGTGTTTCACCAATGAATCAAAAGTTGTATCCGATGGGCGCGCTTCTGGCTCTCGCTATGGGCTGCGCTGGCACCGACACCACGGACGTATCCCCTACGTATCGCCTCATCGATGGCGACACCACCGACCCGTCACTACTGCCAGGCGATCCCGCGTTCACGGGCGAGCCTACCGGCGACTTTGGGCAGGCTGCGGAAGCCTGGACTTCGGATCGCTACCACGGCGATGGCACCAAGAACGGGAGTGAGACTGGCCCGTGCTACGGGCCCTCGACGAACGGCAGCCCATGCGTATTCCCTCAGTTCAAGCAGATCAACTGGACGTTCACGCTGGACGCGGCGTGCTTGGAACATAACCACTACATCCTGGACCACGGCGGAACCCAGGCCGAGTCCACCGCTATTTTCCAGGAGATCGAGAAGGCGGTCACGGCTCTGGACGGTCTGGGCTCGGGGGTCGTGTCCCATCTCAACAACGCCACGGGCACGAAGATGACCATGCCCATCCACTGCTATCACACGGCAAGCGACCTAGGGATCTTCAGCGACACGTTCAGCACTGCTCAGATTGTCCAACTGCCGGCCAGCGGCGGGGTTGACCCAGGGTCCGTGTTCTACACGGCTCCTGACCAGTCATTTGTGGACATCTCTCCGGAAAATATCTGGGACTTCGTTGTCAACGTCTGCGGATTCCACACGGTGGGTAACCCGCAGCGGCTGGCGCTGATGCGCGCCTATGCTTCCCAGACCACCAAGCATGAGCTGCTTCATGGCTTCGGATTCGGGCACTTCCGGGCGGGCATGATGCGCACCGGTGTCTTCTGCGGCCAGCCGTCTACAGATTTCGACATCCCGCAGGGGTTCGGTCAGGCGTTGGGCGATTACGTGGGGGGAGGCGGCGCGGTCACTATCAAGACCGGATCCATCCCTGCCAGCAACGTGCCTGACTGCACCAAGGAGCCGCAAAACTGCGACTGAGCTGAGTGGACTATCCCCCGTGGCGCGGCTGAGGGGAGACCACCCCTGCCGCGCCAGTGGCGCCCGCCCCGGCGTCCGGAGCAGATACCGGGTACGGGCCGTGACTGACGTGCGTCGCGTAACCGTCTGGTCCGGACGTGGGCGCTGGGCTGTCCGATGAGCAACCCGCGATGATACTGACCACGAGTGCCGCCTGAATGGTGGGAATCTTCATTGGAAGCCCGACCTATCACGGGCGCCGAAGCACATCAATCGCGCTCGTAATCATCTTGGTGAACGGGCACTTGCGCGACGCGCTGGGAGGCTCTGTATAGCTGACCCGGAGCCCACGAGCTGGTACTGGATGTCTGCTCTGACGCCGTCACATTTGACAGATAACAACTTCGGTGTCATCTCTAGCAGATGGCTAGATACGGCATCCCCGAGCGCGCCTCCCGGGCAGTGGAGCTGCGCCGCATAGGCACAGACTCGTTCCTGGCGCGGATCGGTGCATCCGCGCCAGAGCGGGACACGGTGTGCAGCGATCAGGAGCCGCTCAAGTCTGACTCGCGCGAGCCGGTCACTGAGACCGAGGGGGAGACTCTGTGACCCGTTGGTTGGCGCTCGCCATGCTTGCCGCGCTCGGCTGCGCGCAGCCCGTAGGCATCCCTGAGGATGCCCTGGATACGGAGCTCGTGGCCGGACCGAACGTCCTTCAAAGCCAGGCCACGGCTTGCGTGCGCGTGTTCACTCCGGAGCCGTTGCTGCTCGAGGCAACCCAGGCGGCGGCGGCGCGGTGGAGCGCTGCGACGGGCTGCGATGTCCACGTTGGTGAGGGTGGTTGGGCGGTCACGCTGGGCACCGAGGCGGACGTGCCGCCGATCCCAGTCGGAAGTGTGTTCCGTGGCTACACGAGCCAAGGGACCCACACGATACTCGTGTCCACCATGCTCGGCCTGGAGCTCGCGACTCTGACCGTGGCCCACGAGATGGGGCACGCGCTCGAGGGGAACGGAAGCCACAGCGTCGAGGGCCTCATGTCCGGCCATGCTAGGGCCGGGTCGCCGATCGACTCCGCATCCCTGGAACTGGTGTGTTCTGAGCTGCCCTGTGTTTGGATGCGGCCAGAGTAGGTCCGCATCAGTTGAACTCTGCGGCCGTGACCTCAGACCACTTGATCGTGACGCCCATTGAGATAGTGCCAGCGGCAGGGGTTAGATTTCAGGTATAGAATTGCCCGCAGTAGACCCGTCTCCGCGTTTCAGCTGCACCCCGCCCACTCTGTTCTCCAAAGCAGCAGACTGCAGAGCTGCTCTGGCGGCCTGCAACGCAAGCAATTTTGTCGAGGCCTCAGTCAAAGTTGAGGCCCTGTCGTTGTCAGTCTTTAGCGACTGCACCAGCGCCGTCTTGACCGCATGCAAGACATCTTCCAGACCGTCGATGTACGCCTGTTGGTCAGTTGTTAGCGGTAGCATGAGAGGTTCCTTTCTTAGAGATTCTTCGCAAACAGCGCGAGAATGGTAATGCCGTTGGCATTGGCACTCGCCTGCATCGTCCAGTTGGCGTTGGCGGCCGCCTGGGGCACTGGCACCGGGAAAGTGATCACCAGGGGCGCAAGTGGCACGGCCGCCGTGGCCGGGTAGTTGAATGATTGCGTGAACGGGCTGGCCTGACCAGTGCCATCTCGCAGAATCAGAGTCGCAACAGCTGCGTTGGTTGTGCTGACCACGAAGCCGATCAAGTCGTTGAACACCCCAGCCCCGCCAGCGGTGATGATCGTGGTCTCAGCGACGCTCGCGGCAGCAATCAGTGTGACTTGTTTCGCGATCAGATCGCGCGTGTGCGTCGGCGTCACCACGAGGCGGCCCGCCTTGTCCACCATCATCGGGGCCGCCGCTGCGTTGGAGGCATTCGTCGGGTTACTGGTAGCTACGCGCCCAGAATCTGGGCTGCTGGGATGCAGCGCCACGACGAGGGAACCATCAGTTGCGGCGGCCGGAGTACTAGCAGCTTTAATCGTGGCCAATCGGAACGGGAACTGACCATCCGAGATGGTGATGTTGGACTGCGCGGTATCGCCCACACAGCTCATGTTGTCGACCAGCTGGCTATTGCTGACCGGCGGCGTAGGCCCGCCCACGCAGAGTAGTGCGATGGGGAGCGTGGTGACGTCAGGTCCGAGAGCGCCCGTCAGGAACGTCGCCACGACGTGCGTCTTGTCGCGCCCATCGATGGCGAAAAACCCGATGTCGCCTCGGATCCACATGTAGTACTTGTGGGCGTTCCCATCGAGCGGCTGCCTGCCGTTGCCAGTGGCTGCACTCAGGTCCTGAATCACGGCGCGAGCGCCGGACTGGTAGCAGACCACCACCATCTTGCCGGCAGTGGTGATCTCGAACCCGAGCGCGTTGGTCAACGGTGCGGCCGTGGTTGGGGTGGCGGGGATGGTGGCCAGGCCCCAGAAGCGGTAGCTGTTCGCCGTGGGCGCCGCTCCGTCAGGGATGCCGATGTTGTGTTGCACTTCCAGATAGCCGGGATTACCGGGCTGGAAGGAGTTCCTCGTTGTCGTGTATGAAAAACCGTTCGCGGTCGTTCCTGTGCCGCCAGTGATGCTCGCGCCAGAGAACGCGAATGCCACGCCCGCGTTGCCAGTCGTTGGTGTGTTCCAGTTATTCGTCGTGTCGAAGCTCGCGTCGAACGTGTCGATGAAGACCTGCGAGCTCACCAGGTTCATGACGGCTTCCGCGGTGTCCAGGCTGGGCACGCCTAGCTGGAATGGGGCCGCGCTCGCGCGCGCCGTCACCACGCAAGAGCCGCTCGTGAACGATGTGCATCGCGCTCGGATACGCCGGAAGCCCGCGCACTGCACTTCCACCAGGCAGGCGTTGACGCCGCTCAGCACCAGGTTGCTGGCATCCTGCTGGGTCACTGTCGCGCCATTGATGGTGCCCGCTAGCAGCACCCCTGCGAGCCCGTAGTAGTTGGCGCCGTCGAGGCTACCCTCGAACACGTACGTCGCGCTCGTGGTACCGCGCAAGTCGAACATGGCCGTGGCTTTACCGACCAGATCCATCGCGACCTCGCCGTTGACGGCGTTGATGGTGGCGCTGGCGGTGCGCGCGTCCGTGATGCTCTGCCCGCCAATCTGGTCGAGAGCGCCTTGGAATTCGTTGCTTCGTGCATCGGCGAGGAATGACATTGTGTTACCTTGAGGTGCCAGGGGTCGAAGCGACTGCGATCATCGGTTCAAAGCCTGTGTCTCGAACATGATGTAGTCGATGTCGCAAAGGCTGGTCAGCGCAGAGGACAGGTTCGCTGACTGTTCCGCGTAAGGGGTGAGGCGGGCGGTATCCGGGGGAATGTGCGCGCTGATCGTGCTCAGACTGAACGCGGTGGCCTTGGTGGCGCCCGCGAAGAAAGCCCACGTGCCGACTACCACCTGCTCGGCGCGCAAGTAGAACCAGGCCGAGGCAGTGGGACTGAAAGTGCCCGAGGTCGTGCCGGTCACGCCGCCAGTGCGGCAGTTGCCGGTGATCGTGCCCGCGTTCATCTGGAAGTAGACCCCGTTGGTGGGGGTGGCGAGCAGTATCTGGTCGCTCATCCCGAACTTGAAGTCAGTGTTGATTAGGTTGCTGATCCTGAAGATGCCCTCAAACGTCAGCACGCGAGACGACTGGTAACCAGCCGTCCCTGCAAACGAGCCGGCCCCGCCCTTGAAGATCGCGATCCGATTCCCTGTGATGTTGTTCGGGTCAATCTTTATGAAACCCGGGTGGTCTGGCCCGTCTGCGGCCGCTACCGTCGAATCTGTGAATGGCCCCTGCAGGCCGAGGGTTGCCGTCGAGGCTGATGTGGCCACGCTCCACGCGCCCGCACTGGTAGTGAACGTATTGCCGGCTGTGGTGACGTTCCCCGCAGCGAACAGATACTCGAAATCATCCGACCAGGACGGCCGCGTCACGTCTCGACGAAAGTCGACGCTGACTGCTGACACGCCGGTTGCGACAGCCACATTCGCGCGCGTATTCACGCCGTCTGTGAAGTTCAGCGTCTCGGCGGGCGAGATGGTGCCTGCGTTGGCCTGCACTGCAGAGCGGGCGCGAGCTAGCCCTACGATGCGGCGCCGCCCCGTGAGTGAGTCCGACAGAATAGATGCGGTCTCGTTCGGGAGCAGGGTGGCGGCGATGCTTCCGGGGCAGGCGAAACGACGGGCGGCAGTGGCCTCTGACCCGCTTTCATGCGGTAGAGTAACGGGCGAGCTGGTGCTTCGCGCCGTGAGGAAGAAGTCCTTCCCATCATCGATGGCACCGCCCAACGAGATACCCGCTAGGGTGAGTGCACTGGACACATCGAATCGCACCCCGGTAGTGGTCTCTGCGATGACGTAATCAGCAACTGTGCCGGTGCTTGTCGTGTCTGCTACCCAGCTGTCACGCCTGAGGTTCTGCCCGCCTTGCGCGCCCGTCAACGCGACGGCGGGCCCGTTCCCGGCGGCATCGATATTTAGGCCCAAGAACTGCCCCGGGCTCAGCGTGAGAACCGGCGCTGGTGTGCCGGGCGCGCCATCAGCGCCATCCTTGCCATCGGCGCCATCGTTGCCGGGGATGCCCTGCGGGCCAGGCGGGCCTGTGGCTCCTGGCGCTCCAGCGGCGCCAGCTGGGCCAGCCACCCCAGGTGCCCCGTCCTCGCCCTGGGCGCCATCTGCGCCGTCGTTTCCCGGAATACCCTGCGGACCCTGGGGCCCAGTCGCTCCAGCCGTTCCTGGAGCCCCTGGCGCGCCGGGAGGCCCATCGACGCCATCCCTGCCGTCGGAGCCGTCCAGGCCATCGTTGCCGGGGATGCCCTGCGGCCCGGTTGCCCCTGGGGTGCCGGGTATGCCGGGCGAGCCATCGCGCCCGTCGGCGCCATCGGCTCCGTCACTACCGGGGATGCCTTGAGGCCCCTGCTGGCCTTGCGCGCCACTCGCTCCGGTCGCCCCCGGTCCGCCGGCGAGCACGGAGATCGCCCAGCCTGTCAGGCCATCGCTGATGGCGTCGAAGGTCCCGGGCAGGTTCATGATGCCGGAGCTCCGGCCATTGATGAGCCCGTCCACCGCGATGAAGCGCACCGGGTTGGCATTGCGCAGCGTGAAGGTGACCCGCTCGTTGCGGTTCTGGGGACGCGCCTTCGGTAGCGTTGCGGTCAGAACCGGTGAGACAGGCGCCTCGATGATGCAATGCTGACCCTCGTTGGCCGTGAACGATGCGTTCTGGACCTTGACGTCGGTCGGCTTCAGCTCGAGCGCCGCGAGGCGCTGCTCGAAGCGCTTGATTACGAGCCGCAGCTCATCTTCGGTCATGCGCAATCAGCCGGGTTCAATTCCTTCAATCCCGACTCGGACTCGACCAGCAGAGTCAGCTCGTTCAGCACCACGCCTTCCGTGGGAGCCCCGTTGGTCGTGACCGTGATATCGAACACGACTGAGCTGGTCACGTCCTGAGGCAACGCCCAGCGCTTCTGCACCGTGCTGCCGGCGCTGAGACCATCGGAGGCGAGCAGCGTCCAGCTGACGGTCTGCGGGAACGTCTTGCCATCGTCGTAGCTGACGCGAATCGAGAGAACGCAATCGCCGCGATATTCGAGCGTGATGAGCGCGTCATGAATCAGGCCGTAGCCGCCGAGCCCGAACGGGTAGATGGGCTGCGTGAGAGCTTCCAGGTCGATGAATGTGGCCGTACCGTCTGCGAAGCTCCCGATCGTCTGCGTATAGACGATGCCGCCCGAGATGTAGGCAGCTTGCCGCCCGAAGACCGTCAGCGCTTCGATGCCCTTGCTCGACTGCAGCGGCGGCGTATCGAGCAGCCAGGTCTCGAACAGCTGGTCGCGCACGATGATGCGCGCGTCGGTCAGCGCCGCGTTGCTCGCTGCGAACAGCACGACGTTGTCCGCCTTGTGGCGCGCAGCCGCGGTGATCGTGGGGAACGCTTGCAGCGTCTTCTGGATGTCGGCGCCGGCCCACGTGGGCACCGCGCCTGGGCTCGCGATGCGGAACAGCTTGTCGTCGTCCAGCTGGCACCAGAGGCCGCCAGGCTCCTCCACGAGGCTTCGCCAGTCCTTCAGACCTGCTGGGGCAGACAGCCTCCGAGGGGAGCCCAGCGCCCCCTTGCCCTCGTCATCAGGCAGCCCCGACAACAGCGCGAAGATGTCCTCCTTGGTGAAGACCAGCGCCAAGCCGCCGAGCGAGTAAACAGCCAGGACCGCATCGCTAACCTGCTGGTAGAAGTTCGAGCGGAAAGACCAGGTGTAGGGCTGCCCGAGGAATGCATCCAAGCTGACCTGAACTTCGAAGGGGCGCACCAAGCCGCCGGTGTAGATCCGGCTCTCGCTCGCAGTGATGTACCGGCAGCTCTCGACGGCATTATGCTCGAGTGGCCCAGAGAACTCTCCTCGGTCGGCCTGGGTGTAGATCGCGCCGCGCGTTCCGAGCGAGCTATCTGGGGTCTGGTCGACTAGGGACGTGCTCTGCCCGTACAGCGTTACGTCGGCAGACAGGTCAGCCTCTTTGCTGCGCCGGAACACGCTGAACTGCGACCCCGGGATACCCGAGACGGGGTCGAGCGTCGTCGGGCTCCACTCGGTCCTAGACAGCACCAGCGTCACGCTGGAGCCCAACGCGGACGCGCCTAGCACCGTGCGCAGCGTGTGCGGGCCGGTCACGGCGACCGTGTTCTCGGTGTCGGCCACGCCCATCGTCACGTTCACCGGTGGGCTAGGCGCGCTCTCGATAAACGAGCCATCCGCATAGGTCACCTCCCAGTGAGCGACATAGGTGTACTTGGCGCCGGGGGTGAGGGACCCTCCAGAGCTGTCCGGGGTCACGCTGATGATGATCGGAGGCTCGATGAACCCCACTTCGGTTGCAGCACGGCCGTCATAGATCCACGGCGCAGCGCCCGCGAAGTACCGCAGGCCGCCGTAGGTGACGCCCTGAACGCGCGCAGTCGAGCGGTAGTCTACCAGCGTGACCGTCGGGAACTTGTTGACGCCGATCGTGCCGGGTTGCTGATGCAGCGAGCACCAGCAGAGCGCGCCCGTGGTGGCGTCCAACGTCACGCTGGTTGGCAGCGCCAGCGAAGGGGCCGCCGCCTCCAGGTAATCCCTCGACATGGCGTGCACCACGCTCGACCCCACGTGGAACAGAACGTTCGTGAGATTCGTGCTGTTGTTGCCGCGCCCAACGATCGCCCCGAGCACCAAGTCCGGAGTTATCCCGGTGAAGCTGAAGAGCCGCGACGTGGGACTGGCATTAAACAGCGTCTGAAACGTGGCCAACCCGGCGTGATTGTCGACGGCGCAGCTCTGGATGAAAGTGTCGAAGCTCACCTTGCTAGACACGAAAGCCGTGTCTGAGCCGACGCCCGATGTGCGGCGCGCGACGCTCACTCCCTGGGCAACAGCCTGGATCGTGGTGGGCCCAGCGAGCAGAGTGCCTGCGAAGTTGAACGTGCGCAGCTTGGATGCCGCTGACTCCACCGTGGCGAGCAGAATGGTGTTGTCGGTCTGGTCCGCGTCGAGCTGCAGCACGGTCGTATTGGTGCCCGTTACCGCGATGGTGCTGCCGAGCTGAGTCCCGTTGCTCTGAAACACCTTGATCGACAGGTCGGTAGAAGTGCCACGGTCGAACGCCGCACAGAGGAGCGCCGTGCTGTTGCGCGAGACTGGTACTAGATCAGCCGCCGTGACCAACGCACCGTTGGCCCCGTCGACCGTGGCGAAAGTCTGGAAGTTGGAGTCGACGCCGACCTGGAACGAAGCGATCTTGACAGAGTTATCGCTCAGCTTCGTGGCCATCACGAAGAACCTGCCGCCTGCAAACGCCGCGCGTTCAAAGCTGCACAGGCCTCCGATGCCGATGTTGCTCAGGTCCTCGAAGTAGACGCTCTGGTTGGTGCGCGCGTCGACGATGGTCGCGTAGGTATGCGTGTTGTCGGTCGAGCGATAAACGAGCAGCACGTATCCGCCGCCGCTCGCCGCGTCCACGTGGTCAGCTCCGCCCTGGATCTGTGGGACGTTGCCCACCTCACGAGCGTTGGTGAAGGGAGAGACCGCGTACCGATTACCGGTGCCCTGCGCGCTCCTCCACTTCTGGTTGGGCAGGTTGACGAACTCTAGGATGTCGTGCGGGTAGCCTTCGAGCTGGTCACTCCCGAGAGCCAGCAAGCGCCCCTGATACTCGTGCAGGTCATGCGCAACGAGCGTGCCGGTGATCGTGCCGTTGCCAACCGGCGCGTAGCCGTAGCGCATGCCCAGGCCGCCCTGCTCGCGATGCCGGAGATTCTTGCCGAGTTTCAGGACCCCAAAAGGCGCATGCTTGGCAGCGATTTTCTCGCGCTGCCCCGCATTGAATGGGATCGAGAGCGTGCGCGGCATACGAGCCTCGCTCAGGCGTCGACGGTGTCGCTCTCGTCAAATATGATCGACCCGCTGATGACCGACGCTGCCCCCGCGAAGGCGCTGAGAGCGACGTTGTCGATGCGCGCGCCGCGACCCGGGTACACGACTGGCCCAAGCGAGCGGCCGCTGTTAGCCGGGATGCTCTCCTGGAACGGCTCGCTGTTGGCAGCCGTCAGCGTGGCCGCGCCAAACTCTAGCGACCAAGCGCGGGCGACCGTGTCGCCGTTGTACGGCAGGATCGCGCGGATGTAGCGCGTCTTGGTCCCGCCTTGAGCGGGGAGAATGGTCGTGGGCGCCGCAGCGCTGGTGCTAGCGATCGTGAAAAACGTACGTCTGCCTGTGAGTGCCATTACAATCTATCTCCTCCGATACGCTTCGGTGTGACTGCGCCGCCTTGGCGCGTGCGCTGAGCCGCCTTCAGCACCGCTGCCTCGGCCGCCTGAACTTCGAGCTGGGCAGCAGCAAAAGCGCCCTTCTTGTTGTTGTCGCGCTTGGTAAGCACCAACACGCACTTGTTGATCACCCACGTGAACATCGGGACGATGCCGACGAACAGGCTCGTGTCCTGCGTCATGTCGGTGAACTGCTCTCGATACGTGACCCGGTAGCTGCCGCTCAGCGTCGACGGAAACAGCGCGATGAGCCCGCCGCTGGCGCTGCTCGCGTCGCGCGCTTCGGGCATCGACTCGATCGCCCACCATCCCACGCCGCCCTCGGGATAGGAGAAGTCGCTGTTCAGCTGACGCCGCTGAGTCCAGTCCGCCGGGTCGAGCCCGCGCCACTTGACCGCGCTGCCGCCAGAGGTCTGGACGTCGACCCCGAGAATTTCGAGCGCGTTGCTCGGGAACGGGATCTCTATGAAGTCCTCATTGGCCGTGACAGCCGGGATCGTCGTGATGGCGCCGAGCTGCTGGTACCAGGGAGGCCCAGCATCGGCCCCCAGCCGCCGCGCATCCCGGCAGTAGCGATTGATCATCGCGTTCAGGGACGCCGTGGTGTGGCGACCGTTCGCTCCCGTCTGGCCATCAATCGATGCCTCGTTGATGACTGCCGTGCGCAGGTTCAGGAGCGAAATCGAATCCACGATACCTCAGTAGCCGCCGCCGGCATCCTTGGTGCAGAGCTCCACGGCGCGCTTGAACGCCTCGCGACGCGCAGCCGGGTCGGTAGCATCGAACAGCGCGTCGATAGCGTCGTTCTCCGCCTGCTCGTCATCGCCGCCGTCAGCGTCACTCGTGTCGCCTTCTCCGGGCGGAGGGGGCGGGAGCCCGAGCGCAATGTGCATCTCTTCTTTCTTCATGCGTTCCTGCTTTCGATTGTCAGTAGCCGCTCAAAAAGACGCGCATCTCATGCGCCCGACGCTTCGTGAGCGCGCGCACCTCGTTGCCGCCCGTGTGGTTCCACAGCGCGAATTGCTCAGCTGCGTTCAAAACGTCTCCAGCCTCCAGAAGCCTGGCCAGAGTCGAGGTCGCGAATCCCGCCGAGCCGATGTTGTAGGCGAGCGATACGAGCGCATCTAATTCGTTCGAATTCATGCGTCCGCTGAACTTTGGCAGCGCGTCGATCACGCGCGGCGTGAAGTCGTGATCGAGCCGCAGCTTCAAGTCCGCAGAAGCTTCCAGCTCCGAGACCGTGTCGCCCATTTTCACGCCCTGCGTCTCGCCGTATCCGATGGTCGGGACGCCGCCGATGTCGAGGTAGGCATCGGCGCGGAATCCCTCGAACGCCTTGACCATGGCGATGCCCTGCGCTGAGACCATGAGGAGCATCAGGAATCGCCTTTCTGCCGCGGTTGCATCCAGCTGAGCTCAGGAGACTCGCTGTCGCGCACCACGGTCTCCTTCCAGTCGTCCTCCCAGCCCGGGCGCTTGGGCTTCTTGAAGCCCGCCGCGGTGAGTAGATCGATCACGTTGCCGACCTGCAGACGAAGCGCGCGCAGCTCTCCCCGCACGGACTCGGCCGCTCCCAGCGCTCGGCGCGCTTGCCAGAACGCGGCCGCGCCCATGACGGGGCCGAGAATCAATAGCCCGAGCAGCACGAATATCATGCCTCAGCCGCCGAATCCGAGCGCGCGAAGCACAGTGGCCACGTCCACGTGCCCCTGGAGCAGATACGTGGAGGCGGCGCCGAGCAGCACGCCAAACACCTTGTGTCCGGTCGAGCTCTTCATGAATGCTAGAACCTTGGTCATTGGTGCAACTCCGCCAGCTCGTTGCGGTCGAGCTTGGTTTCGATGTGGGCGACGCGATGGTCTAGTTCAGAGACCGTCGTCTCGAGACGCGCGATGGCAACGCGCATCTCAATCAGTCCCGCGCCGAATGTGACGGCCACGGGGACTAGCGCGGTGATCAGCCAGCGGGGCATGTCAGGCCTTCCGGGCTTCGAACTGCAGCACCAGCGCGGCCTCGAAGGCCTTGCGCACCGATGCCTGGTCCTTTGCCTTGGTCGCAGCGAGCACGTCCACGACGAGCTCCTGCAGTGCTGGTTCGAGGGAAAGGACGAGCTGGAGCAATGCGAGCGGGGTCACTTGCACACCTCCAGAGCGGCCTGCAGCTTGGCCACGATATCGTCCTTGGCCGGGCAGGACGTCAGATGCCCGCCGCACTCGTCGTTCACGCGCTCGGTGGCGGCCGCATCTGCTTGCGCGTAGCAGATCAGCTGCGTCTGAGTCGGAGCATAAGGCGCAGCCGCGCACGCGACCGCGCCGCAGCTCGATAGCAACGCTAGCAGCGCGGCCGTTTCGATCTTCTGCCAGAGTGTCATCAGGTCACCTGTTCTTTCGATGGTGGTTACGGGGCCACGCCGAACGCGGCGAGGTTGAAACCAGAGCAGTTCTCGTTAATGTCAGCCGAGCAGACATCGCTGCCGCCCGGCGGGCAGTCAGACACGTGCAGCGCACCATCAGACGCGGTGACAGCCTGCGTCCCATAAGGCACAGGCAAGAGCACAGCACAATCATTGGCGCCGGCTGTGCCCCTGACGTTGAACTGCGCAGCGCTCCAGCCTTGGCCCGCATAGGAGGGGCTCGTCAGGTTGCTGTACAGCGATACGCTGGCCCAGCATGCTCCGTCCTGCAGCCTGGTCGCCTGATAGTAGTGATAGCCCTGCCCACCACCGAGCCCCGGCTCGCCCAGGAATGCTGAGCAGGTGATCTGCGCGCTCGCGAACCCGTAGCTCAGAAAGCTCTCCGCCTTCTCTGCAACTGCTGCAGATTGGCAGTCTCCCATCCAACTCGGCATGTACGAGCAGACGAAGTAGTCGATGATGTTCGCGTGAACGGTCGCGTCGTCGCAACCGAACGAGAAGAGCGCCGCCAGCGCCAGCAGTAGCTTGCGCATTACTTGTCGACCCAGAGTACGACGTGGATTTCGTCGCCGTTGGCGGCCGCGGCTACCGCCTCAGTGGCTGCCGTGTTGATGAACTTCAGGCTGAACGTTCCGGCGGCCTCATTGTATGCGTAAAGCTCGACTTTGCGCGCCGTAGTTACTGTCGCATCCTGGGAGATGTGCTTTGCCGTGACCAAGGCTGCCTGGCGTGCCCCTCCTGCCAACGTCAACGTCACCAGGCCAGTGCCAGCGTCAACCATTGTCAGGCTGGAATAGTCCTGCGTGCCAACCGACGTCTTGCGAGTATATACAGGCCCCGCACTGACGACGAAGCGCGCGCGGATGAATGAACCCTCGCGAAACTGGCCAAACAGACGCGGGAAAACGTTCTTGAGAATAGCGTTACATCTTCCTTTCGCCTCAGCACCTGGCGCACCGGGTACCTCTTTGGAGTCAGGGCTAACGCCCTCTTTTGGACTCAGCTGGCTAGGCCAAGCCGACCTGGTTAGGCGGCACGGCGCGCGCCCCACGCGCGCACCGCACCTAAGTCAGTGTTCAGTTGCCCGAAGCGCAGCGCCCGAAGTGCCAGGGCACGGCGTTGACGGTCACGCAGTTGAAGGCGTGGTACCGGATCTCATACCCAGCGTTGGCGCTCTGCCGGAGCAGTTCCACGCCGTCGCCGGTGTCAAGCCCCGGAAACCCGTCGTAGTTATAGATCTTGAGATCCTTCGACGTGACGGCCCAGATATCCGCTTCGAGACAGTGCGCGTCGGACGCGACCTTGATCGGACCGATGCAAGTCATCAGCGTGAATCCGTACGGCACGCCGAGCTTCGGGTCTCCGCCCATGTCGTATCGCCCGTAGCTCTGCGCTTCGCTCGCCGCCTGTTGCCAGGTGCGTGGACCGAGGAAGAAGTAATCCACATCGGACGCTCCAGCCTGCGCCTTGAGCTCGGTCGCGAGCAGCTGCATGCGGTCTGTGATCGATAGCCCCGCGACGTCTGCCGCTGCAACTCGGACGCCGGAGTAGCGAGCATCCTGCGAACGGGCCACGCCGTTGAACGTGTCGTTTGCGGCAACCAACGTGATCCAGCTCTGGACGGAGCGGATCTGATTGTCGGAGATGGTGGCCGCCGCGACATCGCCATTGCGGAACAGGAAGTCGTTGTTGGTCCAGCCCGAGGGTAGGCCTAGCGTGCCGGCGGCCTGGTTGGCAGACGACGTAGCGATATACAGTTGAGCGCCTGACCCGTCCGTGTCTGGGAAGACTGAGACTACGAATCCCTGACCCGCGCGTACGGTTACCGCGCCGGTGCCGTCGCCGGATGCGGCCTGGACGACCATGCCGGGCGTGAAGTTGAAGACGTCGCCTCGTAGCGAAAGCAGCATCTTGCCCGTAGCCACTGCCACGTTGGTGACCTGCGCGATGCTCTGGCCAGAGGGGCCTAGCAGCTTGCGGCCAGCGATCTCTCCGAACTTGCGCGCCGCCGAGGTCATCGCCTCGGTGATCTGCCGCACGTAAGCATCGGGCTGCGTCTTGGAGCCAGCGACAGCGCGCGCCGTCACGACTACGGAGCCGTGGTACTCACCGTACTGCGAGTTGAACTCGTCGTAGTTGCTGGCCCCGAAGTTGTTGTTGGATTGCCCGGACACCGCCTGCGCGGACGCTAGATCTGCAGCGAAGCCCTGAGGCCCGCCGCCGATGATGGGCTCCGCTACGGAACCACCGCCCTGGATGATCTTGTCGGCTACCTGCACGATGGGTGCGGCGCGGTCCGCGAAGCCTTGGAGCTCCTTCGGACCCTTGTCGATGAATCGCTTCTTGAGAAACTTGCTGGTAAAGCTGGGCATATAGCCTTCCCGCGCCGTCACGCTCGGGAGCGGAGACGCTGAATGGCGCCACGTGGGCGCGAGTAGACGAAGGGGTTGGACCGCCTGCTACTCGTCGACCTCTGTGCCCGCGCTAACGGCCTAGAATCTTGGGTCCGGGCTATCTAGTGCCCACAGCGCCCCGGCGACGGTCCGGGATGTGTCCTTGCGCCTTATTATTCGCTCTCTGCGCCAGAAGGTGCACCGCCAGTATCCGGAGCAGCGCGCTCCAGCAATGCGCGCACGCGATCTGCGTTGCGCAGAATCGCGGCCTCGAGCTCGGCTGGCATGTCGGAGAGGATCTCGTCGAGCGCCGTATCTTCGCCCTCGGCCTCCTCGATGACCTTGGAGGCTTGCAGCTCTTCCGACGCCGGCTGCTGCCCGTCCTTCGGAGCCGCCCAGCGCTTGGGCCAGCGCCGCTCGGCGTACCACTTGAGCGCGTTCACGTCTCCGGGGATGGTGCGCACCTCGGCTACCGTCTTCTGCTCGCCCTCCTCGTTGGTCTCCGTGCGCTGGACCGTGATCTCTTGCGGGTCTGCGGCTGCCTGGATGCGCTTGATCACATGGACCTCACGCTGCGCGTCGATGCGGAGGAACTCGTCGCTGAACGCACGCATCTCCTGCGGCGCCGACTCCTGCTGCCCGCGCATGACCCATCGGAGGCATGTCTTCGGGATCACGCCGCAGCTCTGCGCTGCAGTCGATGCATAGACCCCGGTGCGGAACGCGGACAGGATGAGGTCGCCCACCTCTTTGGTGAATGTCGTCTTGGTGCCCATCAGACACCCGCTTGCGCGGCTGCCAGTGTCGCGCCGAAGCCTACCGTGATGCCCGGTGGCAACTCTAGCTTGCCCGCCTTGCCAGCACGGATGGCGTCGTCCAGCATCTTGCGATCGTCGATGGTGCCAAGCACGTCGCTCTGCTTGACGATGCGCAGGAACTCGCCGCGCACGCGGACCTGGACAGCGAATTCGGTGCAGAGCGGCACCAGATCTCCCGGCTTGACGTCGAGTCGCTTCTGAGAGGCGCGCCAGGCCTGGTAGGCTCTACGTGCGTCCCATTCCTCGTGAGCCGTGCTCCGATAGATGGCGTCCAGCAGAGCGCGTTCCGTTCTGTGCAGCGGGCGGTCCGCCCGCTCCGCCTCTGGCGGCCCGACCTCCACGACCTCCTCGTAGACGACCCACGTCGCGGGCGTGCCGTCGCTCGTGCGCGAGCCGATGATGCCTTCGGTCAGGGTCGACGCCGGGATCTCCAGCCGGTCGGTGCCGGTCAGTGCGACCTTCATGCGGTCGTTATTGCGGCGCGTGACCACGTAGCCCGGGAGTGGATGAATCAGGCCCGTCTTATCGTCGAATCGCGCCTTGAACGCATCATCGTTCGCGATGTAGCTCTCGGCGCCGCCGTTGACGGAGTCGAGCAGCACACCCTGTCGCACGTCGAAGAAGTCGATAAATACTACGTCTCCAGGCTTCACGATCGTGACATCGGAGCCGACGGAGACGATCTCGCAGCACCCGACGTTGTCCGGTATGCCAGTGATCGAACAGTGTGTGAAGAGCTGTAGGCCGGGCAGCTTCGTGCCGTCAGCGGCTTCTAGTTCATCGCCGGTAGCGGGATCGAACAGGTCATTTCGTGCTTTGAGTACGACACTATGTCCGTATCCACTGACGTAGTTTGCGTGGGGTTTGGTCTGCATGGTGTCCTAGGGGCGGTTGTCGCGAAGGAACTCGGCAATGAATTCCGCCTCGGTCTGCTCGCGGCCGCGCTTGCCGGTCTCGCGCGGCGCCGGGGCCTGCTTGGCGACCTTGCGCTCGGGGGCGCCGAAGGCCTGCGTAAGCGCTGCATGCTGGGCGCGCAGGTCGACCATCACAGCAGCAAGCGCCTTGGCCGGCGTGTTTACGCCCTTGCTGAATCCGGCCTTCATCTTGTCGAAAACCAGATCCGCAATCTGCGGGACGCCGGCCAGCGCTGGCTGCTGCTTTTTGACGACGTCGGTAATCGTGCTCTTGAGCGTGGCTATGGCTTGCGCCTGGCGCGTCGACTGAGCCTCTGCCTGCTCGCGCTCAGCCTTTGCCCTAGCTTCCACAGCTTCCCGATCAACCTTGGCCTTCGCCTCGAGGCGCTCGGGCCGCCCCGCGAGGCCAGCGTTGACGAATTTGATGAAGTCGGCCCAGCTCGCGCCGAAGAACTGCTCGACTCCCGAGATTACGGCATCCACGTCCTGCTTGACCGCGGCCTCGCGAATCGCAGCAGGGTCGCCGTAGGCCGCCTTCAGTTGTTCCGCTGCCTGAACGAGCTTCGCGCGCGAGTCTTTGACCTCCCGCGCTGTGATGCGCAGCGTCTTGTGCGCCTTGGTGCCGAGCACGTCGTCCGCGGCATCGCCGAGCGCGGCCAGGAACGCCTCCGTGTTGCGCGCCTTCACCGCCGCCTCCAGCGCCTTGACGTCGAGCCCCTTCGCGGCGGGCTCGGTCTCTTCGGCGGGCTCGGCGTCGGGGTCAGCATCCTCCTCGGCGTCCTCCGCATTGCCCGCCTCCGGCTCGTCCAGGCCGGCGAGCAGAGCCTTCTCGGCGTCGGTCTCGGAATCGCCCAGGGCGGCGTCTGGCGCCACCGGCGCGGCGGCGTCTTCCTCGCTGGCGCTGGGCGGATTGGCGGCGATGAACGCTGCCACGTCAAAACCGCCGTCCGATTCGGCAGCGGGCGCAGGCGCCGTGACGATCGGAGGAGGCGTCGGAATCTTCGCCGGCACTGCGGCGGGAGCGGGGGCTGGCATGTGGGGGTTTCCTTCTGATTCAGGCGGCCAACTGCGGAGTCGGCGGCACAGGGAGGGGCGGAGCTGCACCGGCAGGTGCTTGCGGAGCGCTTACGACCGGGCCGAGCGTGGCATTCTGCGGGAGCTGGCCTCCGGTGGGCGCAGCGTCGGCGAGCAGATGGTCCAAGTCGGCCAGGAGCATCAGGAAGAACTCCAGCCGGTCATCCTCGAGGCTCTGCATCTGGGCATCCATGAAGCCATCGATGACCTGGAGGAGCGCGCTCGGCACGTCGATGTGCCGGATCGGCGGCTTGTAGAAATCGGGCTGCTTCACCGCCTTGTCGGACGCGAACATGTAGCCCTGCATCTGCTTGTCGAACCACTCGTGCGGGACGTCGCGCTCGGCGATCTCCTCGGGCAGATCGTAGCCGCGCGACTGCAGCGATGCGTACGACGTCGGAGAGATGACCTTGCTCTGGAATAGCTCATAGGCGGCTTGCTGGCGGTCCGCGGGAGAGTTGCGGTTGCCAGACACGGCGGCTCGCGTCACTGAGTACTTCAGCGTCTCGATGCCCTTGAGCGCGACCCCTGCGCTGATCTCGCGCAGCGAATCCTGGCCGGGCCAGAGCCGCGTCATCTTGCGGTCTTCCTGGAAGATGTCGCAGAGGATCTGGATGATGACCTTGGCACTATCGACGGCCACGGCCTGGATGTAACGGCGCTGAACGTCGGAGAAGCGCTGGTTGATCAACGCCGCAATGAAGCGCTGGCCGACCGCAGACTCGATGCCGGGCTCGTGTTGCCCCGCGCTGTTGAGCTCAGACACGCCGGAGATGTCGTGGGCTCCAGCGCCGTGCGCGTCGGCCACCTGCAGATGCTGCGGCGAGAAGCCCGGGGCATTGACGACGTGCACGGCGTCAGCCGGCGTGCCCTCGCATTCGAAAACCTGGTTATCGTCGACCTTTTCGAGCGCGTTCGGGTCTACAAGCCGCTGCTTGTTGACGAACGTCATCTGCTTGTTCGTCTTCTCGATCGATCGGTCGATGCTCTGCAGCATCAGGTTCTGCCGATAGACATCCTCGTAGATGTGGTGGGTCAGCGAGTGGCCCCAGGGGCCATGCAGGTGCGGCGTGATGACCAGCTTCACGCAGGGCGGATACTCGTGCGGGTACTCCTCGTAGATCAGCGGGTCGTCGTCGCTGTCGAGCGCGGCCAGATAGACGCCCGGCTTGCCGCCGTGAGCGCCCTTCCAGGCCTCATAGACGCAGACCATCTCGGGCGCCATATAGCCCTCGGTCTGCGGCGGCTGGTACTCGAGCGGCGGCTCCCCCTTGGCCTTACGCAGAGCGTCCTCATGCTCGGATCCGAACTGGTCGATCGCGTCGTCCAGCTCGTACCAGCATGGGATGATGACCCACCCGTTGTTCGGGCTGATGCTGACGTCGAGCGTGTCGTGAATGCGCGCGTTGACGCGGCCCGCGTCGTTGTAAAAGCGCACGATGACAGCGCCCGTGCTCGCCGCAGCGAGCCGGAAGGCTTGGATCCAAAGCTCGTGCAGCGTGGCGAATCCGGCCTTGGGAGACAGAAACTCGGCCTCGATGAGCCGTTCCAGGTCAGCTGCCTGCCGACGCTCCTTCCAGCTACCCTCGGTCGTGAGCAGCGCGCACTTCGGCGGGTCATCTGCTGCGATCTTCGAGACGAACGTGTCGACGCAGGCGTACGCCGTGTTGCGAATGAACGGGACGTTCGTGCCGCGGAACTTGCGGTCGTTGGACGACATCGTGTAGCCGCGCGGCGCCATGGCCGTGAGCTGCAGCCCCTCGTAGAGCGAGGCGTAATCGAGCGAGCGCTCGCGGCGCACGTCGGAGATGCCACGGTCGCGCCGATTCATGGCAACGGCAGCCTTGCCGGCTTCTTTGGGCGTGAGTTCTGAGGACCAGAAGAGCACGCCCCCTAGTTCGCGATCGACGCAGCGATGGTGCACGCGGCGTCGCCAAGCCGCGAACAATAGCCGCGAGAGAAGTCGCGTGATCCTGGAGAAAAACCCGCTCGGTGGGCTGCTGCGGCTCAGGCCGGCGCCCATCGTGCGCGACCTTCATACCGAGCAGCGGCGCGCGCTGAGGCTGATCGGGCGCTGGCGCGGGGTCATCGCTGGCCGCCGCTCGGGCAAGTCGTACCTGATGGCGGTCTGGCTGCTGGGCGGCAAAGCCGGCGAGGTCTCGCTCTACTGCGCGCGCACACTGAAGAGTGCCAAAGCGATCCTGATACCAGTCTTCGCTGAGCTGAATGCTCGCTATGGGCTCGGCCTCACGATCAGAACCGTCGAGGGCGAGGTAATCGAACCGAACGGTCATATCATTCGCTTCCACGGTCTGAAGGATCGCGCCGCTGCGGACCTGCTGCTCGGGCAGAAGTTCCGGCGTATCGCCTGCGATGAGGGCGGCGCGTTCGACTCCGAGCTGCTGGAGTACGCGCTGACCAAGGTGCTGCAGCCCACGCTGTTCGACGTGCGCGGCGACATGATGCTCGGCGGGACGCCGGGGCCAATCCCCAAGGGGTTCTTCTACGACATCGTCGGCGACCCGCGCGGCAAGGGAACGAAGGGACGCTGGCCCACGCACGCCTGGGACCTGCGGCAGAATCCGCACATTGGCGATGCGGAAGAGAACATCGCCGAGATCCTGGAGGCCAACGGCTGGGCACTCGACAACCCCACGTTCCGCCGCGAGGTACTGGCCCAATGGGTCGATGACGCTGGCTCGCTGATTTACCACTACAAGGGCGAGCGCTGGGCCCAAGTACCACGCGAGGGGAAGACGGTGCTCATCGTCGACTTCGCGGGCAGCGACCGCCCCGACGCTGATGACTGCGCATTCCTGGTGGGCAGGCAGCCCTGGGATAAGCGCCCGCACGTCTGGCTGCTCGAGGGATTCAAGAAGCATGGGATCAACCTGGCGGAGATCGCGGCGCTGATTCGCCAGCTGAAGGCGAAGTGGGGCGGCATCGGGACGGTAAAGGTCGACGCGGGAGCGCTCGGCGCCGGCTATGCGAAGACACTGCGGGAGAACTACAACCTGGACGTCGAGGCCGCCGACAAGCGGGATAAGCGCGCCGGCATCGAGCGCGTAGTCGCAGCGCTGGACACGGACACCCTGCATGTGTGTGCCGAGGCAGCGGCGATCGTCGAGGAATGGCTGTCTCTCCAGTGGGACGCCAAGCGCCGCACCCACCACGAGAGCTGCGCCGACGACTTGAGTGATACCTGTACCTACCTGATGCGGGAATTCACCGGGGTAGAACTGCCCAACAAGGTCATCACTGAGATCACCGAGGCTGCCGCGGCCCGAGCGCGCGCAGAACGCAAAGCGTCAATGGGTGGGCGCAGTCGTATCTGACGCCGTCAGATTTGACGCCTTATGCACCATGTGTCAGGGTGCACGGGATGGCGCCCCACGCCGTATCCGCACTCGTAGTGGAGAATTTGGAGCTCGTGCCAAAGCTGGCTCGGAAGCTCCAATTGTCGCCGCGATCGTCGGTGTGGGATGACGCGATCCAGGCTGGCCGCCTTGCTCTGATACAGGCGGCCTCTCTCTATGATGAGAACGCGGGGACCTCATTCCGGGTCTATGCACCGAAGTTCGTTCTCAATGCCATAAAGAAGGCTCTGACCGCAGAGCACCTCGTGCGCTCCGCGCGCTATAAGGGCGCTCCCACGTCGGATATTGATGCCGTTTACGCGCAGCATAACGTGCCCTCAGCGCTGGTCGACCGAGACGTCGAAGGCAGGCAGGTGGAAGCTCTGGACATGGGACGGCGCCGCATCGCGCTGCGAGGTGCCATCCGCGCGCTTCCGCTGGAGCAGAGGATTGCGCTTCGCAGCGTTCACGCCGGGTCAACCGTCACCGAATGCGCGAGCGCTCAAGGCGTGTGCATCCGCAAGATTAAGTACGCCCTGTCTGAGGGCAGGGCAGAGCTTGGTGCACCTTTTTACGAGAACTGAGAATCACGCATCCAGGGTGAGAAAGTCCCCGCCTTGAGTTAGCTGCAAGCTCTTTACGCGAGCAAGGCAACGTAGACAGCCTTGTGAGCACTGGAGCGCGGGCTTGGAGTGCAGCCGCTCACCCACATTCAAAACCCTCTCCCCCACGGAGGACCAGTGCAACAGCACATCGACGCTCTCAAAGCAGAGCTCGCAAGGCTAGAGTCTGAAAGCGCGTCGCGTGATCGCGAGTACGAAGTGGCTCATAGAGAGCTCACGGACCGGTTTAAGCCTTACGAGCATCAGGGCAGCATCTGGCGTCTGAAGCAGGCGCTAAAGGCTCTGGAGGGAACGTGAGTCGGTCCACTACAAACCGTCTCACCCGCGCCGCAGAGGCGCTCGGCGCCAAGTGCCGATCGATTGGCGCGGCCCCGCTTGCGGCATTCACCCAGGTTCCGCGCGCCGACGAGCTCGAGCTGGCTCGGCTCTACGCCGAGTGGTTCATTGCGCACGAGCATCCCATGCTCGCGGCGTTCTCCACTTTCTCGATGCAGAGCGAGCCAGGCGGACAGGACCTGCTGCAATTCCGCTGCAACCTGCCAATGCGCAAGCTGCTGTCGTTCGGAGCATGCCTCGAGCTGCCCAGCATCGACGTCACGCGCCTTGGCCAGCTACAGCCTGTGGTGCGCCTTCAGATTGAATCGATGATCCGGAGCGCGGAGCGCGACGTCGCCGACGCGGTTGACCGCTGGTCGGACGGCGCGGAGGAGGACCATTGACACCCGATGAGCGGAGAGAGCTCAACCGTATACGCCAACGCGAGTGGCGTGCACGGCACCCGGAGCGATCGAAGGCCACGACGCGGCGCTCTGTAGGAAGGCACAGGGCGCGCAATCCAGGGCTTGATGCCGCAAGGAGTGCCGCATGGCAGCGCACACACGCTGCACAGGTGAATGCCTCACATGCGGCGAGGCGCAAAGTCGTCTCAGCTGGAGATGCTTCGCGCAAAGCAGTATTCGACGAATTCCGTGGGCTCTGCGCGTACTGCTGCGAGCCAGCAGACACCATCGACCATATAGTACCGATCTCGCGCGGCGGAGCCCATACAGCGGACAACGTCGTGCCCGCATGCAAGAGCTGCAACTGCTCAAAAAGCAACACGCCGCTTCTGGTCTGGATGCTCAGAAAGGCCGTCGACAGTGCCAACCTATGACTATCAGGATCTCGTCACCGGCGAGGTGTTCGAGGTGGAACAACGCATCTCGGAGCCGGCGTTCACGCACCGGCATCCGCCGTCTGGAACTCTGCATCACGCTCCAACGTCCGGGGTTGGGCTCCTGGAGCGTGGCGGCAATCACCCGATCAAGCGCCTCATCTCGCGCGGCGCGCCGTTCCAGCTGAAGAGCGGCCCCGCTGGCGGCTGGGGCGAGACGGGATATTCGAAGACGTCCCAGCAGCGCGCGTACGAGGCCAGGACGGGGCTAAAGACGACCAAGAGGGCTGAGTGACCGTGAACATCTTGCGCATGGTGGCGTTTCACCGACCCGCAGCCGAGGTTAAGGTCTGGCACTTGCTTGCGCTCGGCGCCTGGCTCCTGCTCTGCCGCTGGCTCGGCAAGAGGGCAGAAGCGCGCCGCTGCAGGAAGGGATGTTAAGTGAGCCGCCGTTCCAAGCCACAGCCCCCCTGCCCCCAATGCGCCTCGCTCAGAGCGAAAGCCAAGGCCGTGCGCAAGGCCGAACAGCGCCTAGAGGCAGCCGACCCGGCATGTCACTGCCACAACTACGCGCGCTCGTTCTGCATCGCGCCCGCGTCTGAGGCCTGGTGGACGCCCGAGCGCATCGCCGAGCACGAGCACGCGCAGGAGGACCTGGACAAGGCTCGGGAGGACTTCAAGACGGCGCTGGCTGAACTCGCGGAGAGCGTGCGGTGAAGAACAGCTGCGTGCCCATCCGCGACGTCTGGCGCTCCTGCCGCGGGCCAGCGGAGAGGCATCCGAACCACCACAGGGCGATAATGGCGTTCGACGGATGCTGGTCGCGCGCGCTGAGCCCGATCGCGGTGGCGCTGCTACGCGGGAGCATGCTGCTCCGAGTGGCATTCACGAATCTGTGCGAAGGGATACCGCGGTGAGCGACTGGTGCAAAGACCTGGCCGCGTCGGTGCGCGCCGGCAATGCACGCCGCAAACTAGAAGAGCACACCAAACCCAAACCCAAGCCCAAGCGGCCGCGCAAGCCGAAGCCTTGCCCGCATTGCGGAAAGCTACCGTGACCACTGCCTACGTCTATTGGTCAAAGAGAGGCTCCTGCCTGCTCGTGTGCCACGTCGACAGCTTCGACTTCATCTTGAGGGTCGAGCGCATGACCGACTGGCGCGCAAACGCTGTGAGGATGCTGTGAGCGCTCCCAGGCCGACCAAAGCCTTTGACGGGTCGCGCTTCTTCGGCTCAGACCATGAGCCGCCAGCCCAGCTCGTCGCACTGCAGTACCAAGCGGACGGCCAATGGCGCTGGACCTGTGACGCGGGCGGCTATGTGATTGGCTTCACCGAGGCAGACCTGGAGAGCGTTGGCGAGCTTCCGACTGAGACGCGGCGCGTGCCCTGGGTGGACGTGCCCGCGCGCCTGAAGCGCCTCAGTGAGGTCGGCAACCGCAAGGCACGCCGTGCCGAGCGCTCGGAGCGTAGGCGGGAGGCGTGGGCCGCGCACAAGAAAGCCGAGGGGCGGGCATGAGCCCGAGCTGGGAGCTTGACGCTGACATTGCGATAGCTGCGACTGATTGCGAGGCCAAGTATGGGCCCGAGAGAGCGAAGAGGTGGGCTAGGGCCCAGCAGGATGCTCGTGATGAACTAAAGTCAAAGGCGGAGCGTGATCGCATAGAAACGGAGCGCTCGCAGCTGCGTCTGAAACAGGAACAGCTACGCAACGCCGAACGATTGCGACAGCGCGCGCTCCAACTAGGTCTTCCGGAAGATTCAACTGAGGATGCCATTGGAGACCACGTTGGTGCCCTGGCTCGATTTTCGGCGCGGACAATGACGTATCCCGAGTTCAAAGCGTGGTTCAAGACGCTCGACGAGTATGCATACCGGCAATGCCGAAGGTTCTGGCTTCTGAACACACGTGACCTGCGCAAGAAGGCTTTGCGTGAAAGGCGTGGCGAATGCCCAACGTGCAAGCAGATCTTGCCGCCTCCGAACGCCAGGCGGTCCAATGCCGTGATTCACGAGGACGACGGAGAGCCCGCCTGATGCTGATCCGCGCGCTCTGGCTCGCCATCATCGCCTTCGGTGTGGCACTCGGTCAGCTCCTCAAGCTGAGCACGTCGACGGAAGTCTTCGTCCTGTTCTGGGCACTCTTCTGGCTCGCGCTCGTCCTCACGATTGCTCCGAGCCATGGCGCCGACGCTCGACACAGGCTTGGACGTCGGCTGGAACACGCACTGCGTCGTCGAATGGGCCAACCACGATGACGCCTTCTGCTTGCAAGCGCTGCAGTAGAGCAGCGTTCTTCCGATAGGCGGCCTCATAGCGCCGCGCGCGCCAGGTCTGGGCCAGGACGACCACGAGCAGCGCGGCGGAGATGAGGTAGAACATTCGGGCCACTACGGCCGGGGCAGGCGCCAGGGTCAGCGCTTGGACTTGCGCCGCTTCTTGCCGCCAGCTCGGCGCCTGGCGTCGTAGGCGATGGCTAGCGCCTGGGCCAATGGCTTTCCGGCGTACCGCTCTTTCAAAAGGTTCTCTGAGAAGGCGTGGTCGGAGGCGGATTTGATGAGCGGCATCAGACTTTGCCGCTCAACCGCACATTCCACCAAACCGTGACACGCGCGACCGTGGTAGTGGTCTCGATCGTGGCTGGCGCAACATGCGGCAGGTGGAACGTCCCCACCGCCTCGAAGATGATCGAGTTAGCGGTGCCGTTGACGTCCAAATAGTCGAAGTGATCGAGCGCCGTATGCACCTGAACCGTGATGGCGCAAGGCAGATGCTTCGCATTACGCGGCGCGTCGGCACCTGACAGGTCCTTCTGCGCTGCGAAGCTCGTAAACGGCTGCGACACGCAGGGCGCATGCATGTCGTCGCGGTCGGTTATCAGATTCGCCGTTGCTGGTAGTGCCATCTGGGTCCTTTACGCGCTTAGGGCAGCGAGCCCCGCGGGTTGGAGGTCTTGTGTAACTCGTGACTTGGCGGGCGCGCCGCTCGGCGCTCCCTGGGCTTGTGGCTGAGACTGCCGCGCCGCGGCGGCGGCCGCGCTGAGCCGGATCGAGAATGCCGGGTCGAGCGCGGAGCTGAACCCGAAGAGCAGGTCCGCGCGCTGGCGCTGCTGGATCGTCGACTTGCCGGCGGTCATGGCCTCGAAGGTCTGGGCGCGCAGCTCGTCGTAGAGCTCGGGCCAGACGGCCTTGAGAGTATCCACCTGCTCGTGACGCAGTGTGCCGCGCTTGGCGTCGTCGAACGCCGTGCTCGGCTCGAGCGCCGTCATGTGCTTGAGCGCGTAGGAGCGAGCCTCGAGCGGGCTCGGTGGCAACCCATTGGGGCGCGCCACGCTGACCCCACGCTGCGGCGGGAGCTGCCCATGCAGGTAGGTGGCCAGCTGCATCGCCTTGGCCCCCAGCCCGTCACGTAGGCCCGGCGAGAGGCCTCCGAACGCCTCGGCGAGCTTGTCGATCACGCCGCTCGGGTCGCGCAGGGCCCTCTCGATGAGCCCGCGCTGCTCCGTAAAGGCCTGCTGGAGCGTGGCGTGGTCTCCCTGGAAGAGTTCTAGGGTGGACGGCGCGCCGGCACTCCTACGGGCGAATTCTGACGCCGCGGAGGGGTCCGTGAGTGCGCGCGCCGTCGACGCGGTGTCCCGTGCCCCGGCGCTGGCCAGGTAGCGAGCGTGCTGGTCGTCGGGATAGTCCTGCGCGAGCTGGTAGGCCTTGTGTGCACCCAGGCCTAGCGCGCCGGCTCCCACGGTCATGCCGAGCGGGCTCGTGGCGAGCCCCGAAGCCATATCGGCAAAGCCCCGCTGGGAACCTTTCAGCGGGATCTCTCCCGAGAAGACCTCCCTACCCGTTTTCCCATCAACCAGGCGCCCATAGACGCTGTCTCTGCCGAGCTCCTGGGCCGCTACCAGCCTGTGCCGGCCATCGCGTAGGACGAGCTGCCCGTCGTCGTCGACCAGCGTGATCCCCTGCCTGCCGTCGTTGGACGTCACGCGCCCTGTCTCCTGGAAGTTCTTGTCCGCCTTGAGCGCATCCACGCGCGCCCGGTCGGAGTCGCCTTCGATCGGCAGCGCCTTCAGGTCTTCCAGCGACTGACGGCCCAAGTCCACCATGCCCGCCTGTTTGGCGCGACCGCGAGCGGCCTCGATCTTCGCGCGCGCCGCCTCGTACTCCGGGCTCCGCGCCACTGCCGCGGCGCTCTCGGCCTCGTTGGCGGGCACAGACTCTCCGACGGCGCTCGTGGAAACCGGTGGGCGCAAGGGCGGCCTTGCCGAGGCGCCAGGCTCTGGGCCCTGGTTATTGGAGGCGCCTCTCTTGAGCACTCCCTCGCCCAGATTGACCTCCCCTCCCTGGTCGCGCAGCAGCTGGGTGTAGGCCGGGGCGAAGCCATGCACCTGGGTTGCGATCGCATTGTTCGCGTGGAGGTCTCCGACCGTGGCGCGAGCGCGGCGCGCGAAGCCCGTGACCGCCTCACGAACCGCGCTGCCCTCTTCGCCGAAGCGCGGCGTGACGTCCTTGCCGAGAAAGGCCGCGGCACGACGCCAGAGAGCCCCGCCGACCTTCTGCCCCTCGAGCCGCGGGAGCGAGCCGAGCCCGATGCCCGTCGAGGCTCGCAGACCGTACTCGGCGAAGTGCCCCGCGATGCCGCCAATCGCCGAGCCAGGGTTCATCCCGCCGTGCCCACCGGCGCCCGCGGCCTGCGCTGCCTTACGGTCAGCCACGGCGAGTACGGAGGCCATCTCGTTCGACTCGCGCAGGCTCTGCAGCGCAGCGCGCGCCTGTTGCAGGTTTACCGGCTTGATGCCGTGTGCTTCCTTGGCCGCGATCAAGTCCTCGATGGTCTTTGACGCCTGGGCCAGGTCCTCTTGGAAGTTGATGCCGCCCTGGAGCGGAGCCGCGAGCCGCCGCACTACCTTGTCTGGGTCAGCTCGCCAGATCTGCGCCTTCTGCCCGGTCTCGCTCCAGACCACGCCTTCGCGATCGCCGAGGTCACGGAAGACGCGGCCTAGCGCCGGAATGCCCTCGTGCCATGCGGCGTTGGAGGCGGCTTGATACCGCGCCATCTTGGCGCCCCAGAGCGAGGTATCCTCAAGCCCGGAACGAAGTGAGTCGGCGAGCGGCCGGAGCGAGTTGATGAGTTCCTGCCTGACCGGCTCCTCGAGCACGGCGTTGGAAGCTGAGGACAGGCGGGCGATCTGGCCGTCCAGGCTGCGCTTGAGTCCCTCCACCATCTTTGCCGCCTCGAGCGGCTCCGCCGCGCCACGGATGCGCGTCGCATATTCGTCAATCGTCTTGCGGGCGCGCGCCGCGTACGAGCCGCCGTCGAATCCCTGATCCTTGAGGGCGCCGATTGCGAGCTGCGTTTCGTCTGCCGCGCCGAGTTGCTTCTGGATCCACCGGGACTGATTCTTGACCTTGGTCGGCGTCCACTTCTGAGCAGCGGCGTCCCAATCAGCATACTTCGCGCCCATGCTGAACTCGTTCTTGATGGCGTCGTCCAGATGCTGCGCTGCGCGCGCCCCGACATTGGCTGCGTCGTAGTAGAGCGCCGGGGCCTCGCTCGCGAGCGCAACCGCGCTCTTCTCGTCGTTCAGCACCTCGCTGCGCGCCTTGTCCCATGTCGTGTCGGAGAAGTTCGACTGCGCGGCGCCGACCGTGCTCTGGTCGCCAAACGCCTCGATCGCGGTGTATGCGCTCTGATCGTCGAAGTGCGAGTCGAGCTTGGCCACGAGCTCCTGGACTGTCGGGTCCTTGATGTTGCGAGCCGCCTCTGCCAGCGCCTCGGGGCCCTGCGCGTAAGCGGCGTCGAGAGCCTGCATCGTATTCGCGTGCTCGACCGCAGCGTCGCCCCAGAGCGAGCGGTCTGTGGCAAGCGTGTCGAGCGCCTCTGCGGCCTGTGGGGTCTCTGCCGCGTCTCGCAGATCCAGGATGGCCTGAAAGCGCTGGTCACGCGGGCGCTTCACGGCAGCTTCCAGGTCGTCGGCTAGCTCAGGGTGGGCATCCGCCAGCGAGCGAAGCGCGGAGCGCTGGGCCACGACGTTGTTGGCCACGACTGGCTTCACCGACGACGCGGCATCGGCGAGCTCCGTAGCCGTCTGCTCGATTTTCGCCTGCGTGTCGGCGCGCGCGCTGGCGAGCACATCAGGATGGCCCAGGTCCTCACCGGCCGCGCCAGCGCGGTCGATGGTGCGCTGCACCGCCTGCTTCACGGCAGACGGCGCTGCCTCCCCAAAGGCGGCCCCGAGCCCCTTTGCTATGCCGTAGCCTCCTCCCTCGAGGATGGCGCCAAAGGCGATATTCTTGCCGATGTTGCCAATGTCGATTGGCCGATTGTTCTCCTCGTTCGAGGCTGCAACTTCTTGCGTGGTGCCGAGCACCGTATTGGTGAGCGCAGCCGTGGCCAACGGAGCAGCACCCAAGCCAGCGCCGAGCCCTCCCGTGGCCGCTCCGAGCTCGGCATACTCTGGGAGGCTGCCAAGGAGCTTTCCTGCGAACGCCGCCTTCGGGTTGGCTTCCGCGCGGGCCGCCGCCTCGGGCGATACCGGGATCGGGCTGAGCGCCGTGGGATTGCCCATGGCGTCGACGTCTTCGGGAGCCGCGATGGCTCCTAGCGGCGCTGCGGCGGCGGTGAGCGCTTGCTCGCCTCCAGTCTTCAGCTCCTCACCGAGCGTACCATGCTCGGCTTGTAGCTGGTCTGTCTTCTGTTGCTCGGCGTAGGCCTCGGGCGTGCTCCAGCCGAGATGCTCGCGCGCGGCGTCGACTTGGTCGTCTGGGAATTCCCACTTCTGACCCGTGTTCGGATCGACCAGGAACTGGCTCATTGGACCGGCTTCCCGCCGAACTGCGCGGGCGCGAGTGGCGCCGAGCGATCCTGCGTGCTCAGCCGTGGCGAGACGATGCCCTTTGCTGTGTTGAGCGCGTCAGCGAGCTCGCCGTACGTTTTGGCAGTGAGCACATCATCCGCGTTCTTGACGCCAGCTGCCTCTAGGGCTGCAGCCGCGCGCGCTTTGGCATGAGCGATGGGCTTGTCGCCCCACTTCCAGAATCTCGGATCCCATGACCACGCGCCCTCTTCGGGTAGGCTGTCGTCCGGCTTCTTTCCGGCTGGTGGGCGATACTCGCCGGTGCTGCCGTTGACGGACATCTTAGCGGCAGTGGCGAACTGGTTCACCCCAGCGATGGCCCCGCCGACGCGCCCCTGCTCGTCGCTGTGCTCCGCCGCCTTGATGGCCTCTGCGCGCTGCTCCTTCGTCTGTCCTGTTGGCTGAGCAATCTTCAGCGCCGCTAGGCCAGACTGCTGGTACGCCTTGGTCGGGTCAGCGCCCGCGTCGATGGCCTTCTGGTAGATCTCCCAGGCCTTGAGCTGCGCCTCGCCGCCGGTGCCAGGAACAGGCTTGCCTGCTTCGACCTCGTGATGAGTCTGGATGCGCGTCTCACCAGTGGTGAGGGCCTGGTCTTTGGCCATGGATGCGTTCTGCATGATGCCCGCAGCGAGCACCTTTGCGTTGTCCAGAGCCTGACCTTGCAGGCCGAGCTTCTGCGCGGTCAGCATCGCCTTGTTGGCCACCGCCTGATTCATGAGAGACGTGGCCATCGCCTCGGCGGTCTTCTCGTCTCCTAGCTGTTCCCGGAGGTTCGCCAGGATGTTGCCCTTGCGGATGCGACCAGATTCGATCTGCACCTTCTGCGCTTCGATATCTGCCGCGATCCTGCTCTTCAGCATATTCACGACGGGGTTGTCAGTCGGCGTGGCCGTATGCGAGATGGCCGCGCTACCGCCCTGGGCAAAGCCGCTTACGGCAGCCAGAATCGCCATAGCTATCTTGCCGCCAGTGCCGAGGTTCTCGACGAACCGGTCCGGATCTACCTGGGCATCCGACTCATCGGCGATCTTGTTGAGCTTGTCTTGCAGCTTGGCCTTGCGATTGGCAGCGTCCTGCGCCAGCTGCTGCTGGTTCTCGGCCTGCTGCGTGTTGTAGCCGACCTGCGAATCGAGCGACGCATTCTGCCGCCGCTCGTCGCCCTCGGCCTTGGCCTTGTTGGCCTCCAGCACAGGCGCCGTCGCTGCATCGATTGCGCCGACCGAGCGCTGCACATCAGACGCCTTTCGCCCTAGCACCTTGGACGTGGTGTCTTTGACGATGGGAGGCGCGACCGCTAGAGCTGCCTGTACAGCCTGTTCAGGAGTGCGCTCTCCCGACTTGCCCATCGACGTGTCCGGATGCGCCGCAGGCGCAGCGGGAGCCACCGGCGTGGCATCCGTAGCGACCGGCGGCGGCACTACCTCGGCCACATTCGAAGCGAGCTCCTCAGGCGCTGGCGACTGGCTAGAGACGGGCTCGGGAACGCTGGCTATCGGCGCCGCAGGGTCTGGCGCTGCCTGCTGTGCAGGCGTGACTATCGAATGCGTCTGCCCCGAGTCATCCGTGATGCTGATGAGTGCCATGGCTCACTTCTTCCCGGCGCCCGCTGCTGCGATCGCGGACGTGCCAGCGATGCCGCCGAGAGCCGCCTGAGCGAGGAACTGCCCCCAATCGAGCTTCTTGTTGGCTTTGATCTGAGCGAGCGCCGATTCCTCGGCCTTGTCGATGCCGTACTGCTGCATGAGCAGGTCGCGAGTGTGCTCCTTGTCCGCGTCGCTCATCTTATCGTAGTCGAACTGGATCGCGCTCATGGCCTGCATGTAGCTCAGCGCGCTCTGTGCCTTCTGCTGGTCGAGCTGCTTATCCAGGCCGAGCTGCTGGAACTCGTTGTTCATGTAGTCGGTGGCCGCGCCGAGGTTCGCTTTGCTGATGTCGGTTTGCAGCCCCGCGACGTTCAAGCCGAGGTCAGCGGCTTTCGAGAGGATGTTGGCCCGATTGGTGAAGTTGGTCTGGTCCTCTTGCGCGCGCACGGCCGCCAGGTTCCCTTCGAGCTCCGCCTGCTGGAGGACTTGGTTGCGCTGGTCGGCTTGCCCGAGATACGTGCTCTCGCCGATTGCCTGGCGCTCGTTCAGCGCCATGTCGCGCCGGTTGCCAGAGCGAGCAGCGCCGAGCGCCGCGGCCTCGTTCTGCTGCAGCGCTTGCTGGTCGCGAATCTTTGCGAGCTGGTCCGCCTTCAATAGCTGAGATTCAGCAACGGAAGTCTTGGGCGCGTTGTTTGACAGATTGAGCAGCTGCTGAATCGTGCTGTTTACGCCAGCCACCGCCTTGTCAGAGGCCGTTGTGTCGACCTTGGGGGCCGCGCTGGGCACACCGCCAGCCGTCGCAGTCGTGCCGGGCGCAGAGGCCTGCGTCACGACGCCGGCCGTGCCTGGCGTGTAGCCGGTGCCAGTCAGCCGAGCTGAGCCATTCGCCGGGAGCGATGCGGCAAGGCCTGGCGTGGTGGCGCCACGAGCCGCACCCGCATTGGCCATGATCTGCGCCTGGCTCAGCGCCGGCTGCGGAGAGTACTTAGCGATGGTCTGGTCGGCCGTGGCCATTGCGTCAGCAGCGGGATTGGCAGGGGCCGCGCCAGCCTGGGTCTGGCTAGCCACCGTCTGCGCAGCGACGCGCTCGGCGTCCGTCATGGGGCGGTAGACGCCAGTCTTCGTGTTGTAGATCTGCTCGTTGGCCGTCGCCTGGTCGACCTTGGATTGCAGGTCAGGGTCGCGCCCTGAAGCCGGAGCGGGCGGCGCGGCTGGTTGCGCTGGGAGCAGGCTGGCGCCCGACATACTGGCCTCGGCGGCGTGGGCGTCCGCGGCCGTCCCATAAGACTGGCCCGTCACCGACGAGTAGAAGATGGGCGTGGTTCCCGTCGGGTCGTTCGGGTCGCTGGCTTGCGTGACGGACATCCGCGCCTGTAGTTCGCAGATGGCCGGAAACCGTGCACGCCGGCCAGCGACCCGCTAGAATCCGGGCATGGCCAATGAAATCACTGACGCCGACCTGGCGGTATTGGAGGCGGCGAAGGAATGTGAGCGGCGATATTCGCTGCATGTGCCATGGCCAGTGGCGGAGGAGCTGCGGCTCGCGCTGATCAAGGATTGCCAACACACGCGGCGGTTCGAGTTCGCTGGCGGAGAGTGGCAGTGCGAGCGCTGCGGGTTTCAGTCCCATTCATCGGCGCACGATGCATCGGCGGCTGAGCATATGCTCAGCCTGAGGCCGGAGCTGCATGCTGGTCCCCACGACGACGACCCAGACCTCTCAAGCCGCTAGCGCCTGCGCCACGGCATCGGCTGGGCTCGTCACGACAACGACTGGCCAGACGCCGTGGAACTTCACCTGGTCTGGCGTGAGCCGGCGCTTGCTCGGCGGCTTGCTGCCGTCCTTCACCTCGAGCAAGATGAGCCGGCGGCGCGGGTTCAGCACCAGCAGGTCAGCGAGGCCCTTGCCAGCTGCCGCGAGAGAGACCACGCGGCAACCTACAGCGCGGAGGGCGTCCACCACGGCAACGTGGTTCGCGTCGACCCGCGCGGCGCGTCTCACGCCCCCACCATCGGGTATCTCAGCGCCGCTTCCGCCCGGGCCAGATCCTCATCCCATCCCTGGGCCATGAGCTTCATCTTCCAGTAGTGCCGGTTACTGTGGACGCGGTGCCGATCATTGTTCGTCTGCTGCCACACACGAGCGTGCGCAATGCGCCTCGCCTTCGCGTCCGCGCTCTCTGCCTTGCACCGCTTGCTCGAGCAATTGCGGCAGTAGCGGCCTCCTCGGTAGGCGGGCACGCGATTCAGACACCCATCGGTGTCGCAGTAGTCGCCGGCTGCCATTACTGCGCGCGCCCTTTCCAACCCGCCCATGCCCAGAACGAGCGCCAACGCGTCTTGAGGTCTTCGCACAACAAGCAGCGGCCCGTGTGGCTAGACGCGCAGCCGCTGACGCAGTCGAAGGCTTGGGCTGCGCGCTGAAGTTGGAGGATGCCGATCATGGCTCAGACTCCGGGTTGGCCGCGCGCCCGATGGGGCTGGTGGGGATGGGTTGCGCTAGTAGCTGCCCGCAGTTCTCCCCATCTTCCCCCTCCTGGCCATCACATCCAGCTGAATGGCAATGCTCCTCGGCGCATATCCCGCAATGTGCGGGGCGGTCCCTGTAAGGGCATTCGCATGGGCGCTTGTTGCATGGGCAGACCATCACGAATCACTCCCTTCGCTTCCAGTCTCACTCAAAAAGATATCCGCGCCCGATCGCGCATGCGTACGTGTACGCGCGCCCGCTGATCTGATCTTCTCTTCTTCTTCTCTGACCAGATCCGAGATCGTCTCATGAAGTCTTGCAATCTGCTCCGCGTATTCTGGCAGTGGAGGCTGTAGGTTCAGCCCAGCCACCTTGGCTCTCACGAGCTGAGCAGCTCTGATGTGCTGCTCTCGGATCCGCTTCATGCTGTTGAGCAGCCAGCCTTTGGTCGGGCCTGTCATGGCCCCTCCAGATGCTTGCGTAGTGCCTTGGCTGTCAGCGAGCAGGTCTGGCTGATGCGAGCCTCGCTCACACCAAGACCACTAGCGATGGCTCGATGGGATTTGCCTTTCAGGATGCTACACACGACCGACCTCTGGCGGTCTGTGATCGGAGCCTCTTCGATAGCTCTCTGCAGCCGTCGTTGGTCTAGCGCTCTCAGCGTCTCGTCTTCCGACGAAAGCGCTAGCTGCTCGGCTTCGTATTCCGACGCTCTCTGAGGCTCGCATTCGGTTCCTTGCCTGATGGCTTGGCGATGGCTTCTGGTGAGTGGGCTCTGCCGCCTGAGCTCGTCTCGAATCGCTCCGACGACTCTCACGCTCAGATAGTTCAGCGGGCCCTCTGGATGGCTCCTGAGGCCTTCCCAGAGACCTGTCAGCGCCACCGTCTCAATCTCGATCCGTTCGAAGCTGGAGGGGAGCCTACGCAGATAGCGACGGGCGATTCTCACCGCCATCGTGCGCTGCTCGGCTGTGCCACAGTCGTTCATCCGGACTGGCTGCATCATGGGAGTATCACACCGACTCTGACCGCACGTCAAATCTGACGGCGTCAAGAATGACTTTACACGGCGCGGCTTCGCTTGCTACGCGCGCGCGTTGATGGCCCTCAGAGGCCGTCGACCAGCTCTGACGGATCCACCCCAAAGACCTCTGCGATCTTGAGCACCGTCGAGAGCCTGGGGTCGAGCACGCCGCGCTCGATCTTCTGGTAATGGCTGAGAGAAAACCCATATTCGGTCATCGTGAATTGCGAGATACCGGCGCGCTGACGCAGGGCCCGGCACCGGTCACCGAATCTCTCCCGCAGAGTGGGCTTCTTTGGCATGGTGTGGCCACTCTTACCCACACAGTGGCGCGCGCCGGAAGACTGCTCATTTGACGCCGTTCAAAAAGGTGCACGAGGATCCTGTTCCGCGGCGCCATCAGACGTTCAGCGCCAGGGCTGCGTTAGACACGATCGCCGATTTCCGCTCGATCTTCTCCGTGCCCGGGGCGCCTCCGCATTCTGGGCATCCGACGAGTGATACCTTGCGCGCGCCGTCGATGAAGCGCGCGAGCGCTGAATTGCGCTCCTCGGCATGCGGCAGCCCGTAGCAGGTCTGGCAAACGTACTGCTTCGGCCTCGTGGGATCCCAACGCTTCTTGTCGACCTTGACTGCGTCGGTGCGCGGAGAACGCGCCTCTGCGTTCCGAATCGCATTGGTCCTCGTGCGCTGCTCGGGCCATGCGCGGCCATGTTGCTGCTCCCAGATGAGTCGGTAGCACTCTGGCCTATAGCGCTGACTCCTCGACGTGGGCACGTATTCCGTGCCGCCGCAGCCCGCGCCGCCGATCTTCTCGGTGCACTTGCATATGCGCGCCTTGATCGCGGTGCGCTTACCACCGCGATGCCGATGGCCCCAGTGGTAGCTGCCCTCTAGGACTATATCCTTGGTGGAGGGGCGCGCCGCATCTCGAGGCGGCATGGCGCAGACCCGGGTGGGAGGGCAGTAGAGTCGCACCGTCGTTTCGCTGCACGAGAATCTCTCCACGAGGTCCCGCGTCGTGGCCCCCTCGGACTGGAGGCGTTTCATCTTCTCGATCTGCTCTTCGGTGAGTCTGATTTGCCCTGGCATTGCGTGGCTCCTTTCTGCTGTTGCATGCGTAATGTGGCGAGTTGGCCATCCGGCGTCTTTGCCCACGCCTTGCGCGCCTCGTCGCGTAGGTCACGTCTTCTCCCCGCGGCGGGCGAGCTCTGAGCGGCAGAGCGCGATGACCTTTCGATCGTGATCATCGCC